AAGAGAAGCATGAGCCTTGCAATCATCATGTCATCGGAAGGAAGCCGGAAGATCTTCGATGTCCAAGTGAAGAGTTCCGAACCGGAGTCTGCGTTTACTTCGTATCGAATCTTGCCGTCAGAGTATCCGATGTAGTTAATCGGAGGAGATGCAGCCGTGAGTCCGATGTCATCGTACGTTGCAACAGCAGCAGTAAGCTGATCGTACGTTCCAGTAAGCTGATCGTAGTTCAGGCGAGAAGCACCACCGTCCAGCGGATAGACTCCATATGCCTTGTTACGATCATCATACGACCAAGAGCCAGTACTGAAGTTGAAAAGAAAGATTCGAGTGTTTGTAGTAGTTGTACTGGGAATCGTGAGATAGTAAGTGTTCTCTACTGGATCGAAAGATCCCCATACAAGGTCACGATCCGTGATTGCATCGAAGATCGTGTTCTTGATTGGATCTCCGATAGGACGCGGGGAAGATCCAACTTCGTAGAAGTATACTTGATTGGTACGATAGTCATACCAAACAATACCATTCCTCGTCTGGGCTGCCGAGCTTGGCGTGTCGCAACCCGCATAAGGGAAAGCCGCTTGGAAAGCAAACGGATTCGAGGCAACAGGCCTCTTGGTCGCAATCCACAAAGAACGTTCCCGAAGAATCAGCATCACCGACGCGAAGCCGAATAGCCCAGTAATGGGGTCCGCGTAGTCTGACTGGGCTTCCACAAGTGGAGTGCTGCCCGCTGAGAGATCGTTCGCTGGGTTCCATTCCGTGAAGTTGAAGTCACCGGACCAGCCGATGAGTACAGGGTTCGCAGCGGAAACCGGAGATGCAGCAGACGCTACTCTGTTCGCCCCAATAATTCGATTGAAGAAAGCACAGATGTAGCGGTACTTCGTGTTAATCGTAGTCGAAGCACTCAGAGCAGCAAAGCTAGTCGCACCTGAGTTGATGATCTGAATCTTGTCTGCGCCGTTATTCGTGAAGATGAAGTAGTCGTTGGAAGCGTCAGCCGTCTGGACGAAGCGGATACCATCTTGCGCCGTCCCGTTGAGCGTCCCCGTGAGCTGCGTCCACGTTCCAGCGGAATACTTATCAACACGATCTTCGGAGAAGCGAAGCGTAACAACCGTACCGTCGAAGCGATTCCATTGCGTGTACATCAAGACAGGCTTCGTATCCGGATCAGTACCAGCAAGGAGCGTGACGCCGGGAGCCCGCTTTGTGTAGTCCGCGCTAGTTCTTCCGTTTGCAAGAATCGTGGCTTGCGGATTCGGAATGTCTGCTGGATCTATGTATGAGTTCATCCCTCCCGTTATGCGAGCCTCTGTAAGAGGTTGTTCGACGGGAGACTCGACTTGTTGTACGGGAAGGCGAAGCTTGCTCATGCGATTTGCCTCCACTTTGCAACCATGTAAACATACGAATAGGCGTGTCCAGTATCTAACTTGTGCGCTGAACCACTATGATTCACTATGTTGGCATTGTTTGCTACATGAGTGTGTCCATCACCCAGGAGAATAATATGCTGTCCTTCTTGTCCGTTCAAGAAGTTTGTAATGTCATATCGCGTAGTATTCTGAAATACCAAACGTGTGATGTTCAACACGTTTGGAGTAAGCTCCCCGACTTCCACTTCATCAATGGGTTGCTCAGGAAGTTCTGCAAACTGGACAGTTCCCTCAAACCGTACTGGGTCCGCTATTCTGAGCAGATCTCCGGTAGGCGTCGAGAGACTGGTTCTCCATTCGGTTGGTCCTGCGGAGCCACCCGTTAAGAAACTTTCTGTCTTTTGGACGACGCTCTGCGAGATTTCTGTAAAACCCGCGTCGCGATTCCGCGTAGGCTTTAATGAGAGATTCACCGTTTCGCTCCCGCACGGCGGCTAGGGTCTTTGGTCCGATTTTTCCATCCTCCTCTGCTCCGACGCAACGCTGAAGAGTGATGGCTGCGCGACGAACACCAGCATTGATTGCAAAGTCGTAGTGCATGAGATTGATTCCATCTGGAAGCTCATCAGCCTTGCAATCCTTCCAGTAGATCTCGTAGATGGATTCAGTCTCAGCGATAGTCAAGAATCTCACATGTCTGCGATCAAGATTGTTTGCGTCACGATGACGGTTGTATGTCTCTTGTGTGACGCCACGATTTGTTGCGCCTCCGGAATCCGCGGGATCGTTAACGTATCCCCCTTCCTCCTTCAGGACATGCTTGAATGCAGCAGCAAACATTAGTCGTCCTCGTCGTCTACTGGTTCGTGAGCTTCGCCGTGGCGAGCTGCTTGCTGGAGTGTGAGATGTTCTACTCTTCGCTCAAGTCGTCGTAGACGAGAACGCATGCCGTTCTTTCCATCTACGCCGATGAGAACCGTACGAAGAGTGCGAAGCTCTTCGAGAGCAAGGCGTAAGTTGTTTACGATCCAAGCTCCAAAAGGGATGACGGCAATCTCAATTACCGTCTTGATGATATCCCAAGTGTTGGATTCGGCGGGCATGACTAGAAAGGCTGGGCTGGTGAAGGAGTTCCGTCAAAACCACCAACTGAAGGGACAAGTCTAGCTTGCGTCCAAAGGGTTGGATCGTTTGTGCCAAATGCAGGATTTGCTGTGACTGATGAAGTACCATTTCCTAAAACTTGAACAGTTCCAGTTGTGTCATACCAACCGACAGCACCGGTACTCAAATAAATTTGAGCCCTAACGGTATTTGTTACAAATGCGTTTGCATAATCGAAAGTAACAACAAGCTCAAGTTCATGATAATTTCCAGGTCCAACGTAGTTCCACTGCAACGCTATCCAATTCAGATTGCTTATCTCGCAAGGTTGAATCGGAGATACCAGCTTAGGAAACATTGAAGTTCGTCCCCCCGAAGAAAGCAAGCCCAATCGTCGAGGAGAAGGGAACGATAGAAACGAGGCTCACTCGATTCGCGGTAGTGTTGAACGTAGGAGCTGTTCCGCCCGGCCAACGAATCCCAGAGGGCCAAGTAATCGTACGACCACCTGTGCCATCTTGAATCAGAATAAGAACGTACGTCGTACCGGGACGCATGTTCGACACGGTGAACGTCACGTTCCCAGTAAGCGTAGCCTTGATGTAGTTCCCACGCACATCGAAGTCGATAGCGACGGTGCCCGTGATGTTGCCAAGATCCACAACAGGCTGTACGGCTTGCTTACCAGCACCGTAGAAGTCAGCTACGCCCTTGATCTTCGACGGAAGAACTGGATCATCTGATGCCCAAGTAACACCAAGAACGTCGTCAAGGCGTTCGTTGTACGCGAGCTTGATTGCTCGCATGTCATCATCGACGTTCGCTGTATCGGAGCCCGCAGGCTTCGCGGTGTTCACGCCATCTGTATAAACGTATGCCATTACGGATACCTCCGGCGGATAACCTTAAGTCCGCTGTAAACTCGATCCTCTTGATTCTTGTCCTCTTGCGTATCGAGTGTTTGCAAGAAGATAGCTTGCTGGTTCTGTGCTGCCGTTCCGCGATTCCAATCGCCCCTAGCAAAAAAGCCCCGGCTGATTGCACCCCAAAGGATGACTTCATGCCATTCTTGAGGAGCTTCAGGTCCGGAGCTTTGTATGTCTTGAAGCGTCTTGAGGTACTTGATTCTTGCAGTGTACGCCTTGTCTGGCGTAGGATTAAAGATGATCTCTTCCTCTCTAGTAGAGTAACGCTCAGGCTGCGCTTGCATATCGGAAGCGTCATCCTGAATCTCAAGCATGTTCCAATCATCAATCTTGATGAGAGGTTCCCACGTCGTAGAGCTTCCATCGTTCGGCTGCACGACGATGCGCTGGATCACATCGAGAGGAAAGCCGGAAACAGAAGGAATGGAGTAGCTTCTAGTTCCGGCAACAAGCGTAAGAGTTGTGACTCCCTCGCGCTCGCGAAAGCGTAGCTGTGAAGAGACTGCCCACCAAGACCTGTTTAGAAGACGATCCGCGTCGGTGTCATCTAGGTCCCCGGAATCCATACCTAGATGTGTGCGGAGGTCTTCACGGAGAAGAGCTAGAGTCAGCGACATGGGCGTAGACTGTGATGAACTGTTCAGTTCCTCGCTTCAAGCAAGAAACAGAAACGTACGAATGAACAGGAAGAACGAGTTCCTCGTGCAGCTCTACGGATTGGTCTGGAGCATTCACTCGCAAGAGTGAGTCCGTATGGGTTGAAGAGAATCTCCAACGACCAGCGCGAAGAGCTACACGAG